CTTGGCCAAATGCGGCTGTATGGTTATGGATGCCAGCAGGCGCATACGTTCCCAGTTGTTCTTATAATCGAAATCGCGCTGCTCTGCATAGGCTTTATAGACGGCTGCAAACTCTTGAAAATCCATCTTGCAGAAATCGTCGTAACTTAGCCGTATGCAGCCCAGCGCGATACCCAGTAAATCGTAGATGCCTTTAGGCTCTAACTTTTTTTTTCTTCACCCTCCGCAGGTGCAGCGGATGCCTGCACAGCGTTTGCCCACGCGGTCATATCCTCCGGGGAAAGCGCGTCGGCAAAATCCATCAGCGACATATCAAACGGCACCTTGTCGGCTGCTGAGGCGGACGCGACGCAGCAGTACAGATACGCGCAAAGGTCGCTAAAACTGTTGCTGGTAATCTCCGTTACCTCCTTGCCCGTCTCCTTTTTGAAACGCAGCATAGCACCCATAGTAGGGCGGCAGGGGTAAACCTTGCCGTTTATGGTTACTTCTATCTTAGCCATACGCCTTTACTCTCCGGGGTTCTCAGTAATCGCGCTTTCGTCCAGTACGGTAGGCTCGCCGTCATTTTCCAGCGAAATGCTGTACGTAGCATCGTCCTGCGCGGGGTCGGTACGCTCCAGCGACGCGATAACGCAGTTACCAACCAAATACGGCTTTTCGCTGCTCTCGCGCTCCATACATTTCACCTCTACGGATTTGCCGGCTTTCCAAAGTGCCAAAAGCTCCTTGTAGCCGTTTTCGGTCTCGTCGTAGAAAACCAAACCCTCGGCACTGATAGAATACGAAAGCCCTACCACGCCCTTTTTCTTCCAAAGGCCGCCCGAAATGCCCGCAGTGGCTACCGGCTTAACCGCGCGCTCCTTGGTTTCGCTGTTAAACGTGGTGGTGTGTGTGGTACAGCTTCCCACCGCTTTGCCGCCTACATAAAGCAGCATATCGCTACCATTGCAGTAGCCCGTCTTTGTTCCTGCCATAATATCTAAATCTTAACGTTAAATACTAACTGTTGCACATACGCATCATCCTGCCAGCCCTCTTCACTGTCCACCAAATGGCAGCTGCGCATTACCAGCCCGTCGGTTTCGCCCTGCACGCCATCCAGCGCACCGCGCACGGCCTCGGCCAGTTCCACACCCTCAGTATAGTGCTGAGTATAGCAAAGCACCTCGATACCTACCGTATCGGCACCGCGTTTGCCCTTAACCGGGTCTTGCTCCAGTTGGGTGCGGCGATAGACGATATACGGCAGTTCCGCGCTGTCCTCCACTACCGGGAAAACCTTGTTAGTCCTCGCGGCTACCTCAGCATCTTTAATTAGGATGCCGCGGATAATCTCGCCTGCGCTTAAACTTGTCTTACCTACAGCCATACTTTTCTGCCACTTTAGTTACGTTATCTAATACCATCGCGTGTATATCCTGCGTCACGGTGTCGCGGACGCTGTTTAACGTCTGCTCCATAAATCCGTACCTGCGCATACGTCCCGTGCGGTGCTGCTGCCTCAGACGTGCAGCGCGCCTGCGCGTTCCCTGCTTCGGCTTGGTCTGTCGTTCCTCCGTGCCGCCCTCGGCCCAAATAAGTATAGGCTTTTTCAGTCCTTGCCGGTTCGTGTGAAATCCAGCCTCTCCCTTGCCGGTAGTCTTGTTCGCCCGCTTAGTACCCACAGTTACGCGGAAACCAGCCTTGCGCTTGAATACGATAGCGCGCACGCCCTTTTCCAAATCCTTGCTGCTGTTGATACTGCTACGCAGGTTATTTATAGCCGTTTTGCGTACTTGGTTAGCTTCCCTGCGGAAACCTCCCTTTAACGCCTGCACCCTGCGTTTGGGTTCCAGTTCAGCGAATAACCGCTGCAAATCCCTATCGTCGTAGTCTATACTTGTAGCCATAGTTTACTCGTTCACGCGGTCGCAAAGTAGGGTTTTATAGCCCTTATCCAAATTTGGCACAATCGAAACCACGGTGTACAGATAGCCGCCCACCTGCCGTACTCTCCAGTTCTCGGCCACCGGGTGTGCGTCGCGTATATTAAACTCCGCGCTGTAGGCGGGGAAATGTTCGCCCACTTCCTCGCTGCGGTTCCCGGTGGTTCGCACGCGTTCAGCCCGTACCGTCCGCGTCTCGATATAGTCCACCCGTTCCGCGCCCATTCTGTCCGTTACCCGTTGAGGCTCCAGCAGGGTTAATCTGTATTTCAGTGCGCCCGCTCTCATACCGTGGTGTCGTTAGCCAGTTTTCGATAGGGTTTGATTAGGGCTTGCAGTGTATATGGTACTTCTGCCATCTGCACGCCGCTAACGGCTTCGCGCTGGTTGTACCAGTGCCCAGCGATTAGTAAGACTGCCTGCTGTAGCATAGTCGGCAGCTTGCCGCCGCCCATTTCCAGCAGTTCCGCTGCTTCGCGGTTGGTGGCGGTACATACGTACTGCTCTGCCGCATCCAGCAGGTGCGCCAAATAATCGTCATCGTCTGCGAAATCATCCGCGCGGACGTGCTTTTTAAGCAGTTCCAAATCCACTGTAGCCATAATCAAACGCTATAAAATTCTACGTATGTTCTTACTCTCTTAGGCACCGCCGCCAACCTTGGCCAGTGCAAACGCCTCTTTGCGCAGTGTGGTGGTAGCGTAGTTAGCGTTAAGCACGAAATCTACAGCATCCTTGCGGGCTTGGCTGTACGGATCGATAATAAACGAAATATCGCCAAACAGTCCCATAGGCTGGTAACGCCAATCGCCCAAACCTATGTTACCCTCACCGATGTAGTTAGTAGTGAACACTGGCAAACCTGCGATATGGTCGTTTTCACAAACCATAATGCCGCTGCCTGCATCCTTTGGCGTAGCCTCGGCGATAGCTTTCTGCGCCTTGGTCATAACCCAGCAAAGGTTATCACCATCCACACCAGTAGCCAGTACCTTTGCCTTTAGGGTGTTGAACTCCTTAAAGGTAGGTTCTGCACTGAAATTAGTAGCGGATGCCACCAAACCGACAAACGGGCCTACCAGTGTGGTTGCGCCTGCTACCTTAGTAGTGCTGAAAAGGATTTTGTTAAGCAGCTTTGCCACTGCCAGCGGCATTAGCTTCTTGACAATCATTTCCAAAATACCGTCGGTCTGCATCATAGCTTGGCGGGTCACTGGAATAGCGATACCCACGCGCTGAGGTGCGGCAGTAAGTTTGGACATAGTAATTTTGGTGTCGCTCAGTGCCACACCCTCGCCGGCGATAGTGGCCTCCACTGTCTCGTAGGTAGGCCAAACGTAGTCACCGGCCAAACCAGTAGGCATAGGCAAACCAACCTTGCCCAAAATAAGACCCTCCACCAGCGGGTCGAGAATATCCTGCACCTTAACGGGTACGATACCGCCCGGGACTGCATCGGCCACCATCACCAAATCACGCACTAACATAATTTGGGTCTGCTTGCCGTTCTGCATATTCTCGCGGATAATCTTGTTTACGTCCGCTACTGTGTTGGGGTTCTCACGCAGCTGCTCGGCGGCGGCTGCCTGCATCTTCATTTGCAGCAGCTGGTTATCGCGGCAAAGGGCCTCGTACTCCTTGGTCTCTGCCTCGGTACGCTCGCGCTGCTCTTTCTCGCACGTATCAGCGATAGCACTGATACGCTCGCAGTTGGTCTGATACTTGTTTACCAACTCGCGCACGTTTACTGTGTTCTTGTGCATACGTCAAAAACTTTTAGGGGTTAAACTTAATCTATAGACTGCGCAGCAGCGCGGCGCATTTCCTGCACTTGCTCGCGCACTTTCTTTTCTCTTTCCTCGGTGGCTGGCTGTGCCTCCATCTTCCGCAGTTCCTCCACCAGCTCGCGCGCCTCAGCCTCGCAGTTGGTATCGGGGTACGCAGGGTCAGCAGCCAGCGTAAAATCGTAGATGCCGGTAATAGTATTCACCGTATAGGTTACTATCGTCTTGCCGTTCTCTCGCTTCACGTCACGGGCTACGTATGCCCTATCGTAATAGTAGGTGCTAAACATAAAGCTGCACCCGGCTATATCGCCGCGGCTTACCAGCTCTAATGCCTTGTCGCCATCCACGGTATTAGGCGCGTCGAACTCAAACGCCACGCCCTTATCGTCCACCGTATATTTCAGCGTGCCGCTGCCGTTCTTGCTTCGCGCTAAAATCAGCTGGCGGTCGTGAAACATCGTCATTTTAATATCGCAGCCGTCCAGCAGTTCTTTGGTTACTGCGCCCGGTGCGATAACCTCGCGTACTTCCTCATCGTCGTACTCGTACATAGGCGCGGACGGGGTGTTAAACAGAATAGCGTACCCGGTAATGGTACGGCACTTCTTGCCCTCCTTGTCCTCGCGCACCCGCAAATCTGATACTGTGTGCAGCAGGCGGGTAATAACCGTTTCTTTATTCTTGGCCATCTTCGTTAGGTTCTTTTGGTTCGTTATTCGGTTCCTGCGCAGGTTGTGCCGGTTTGCCTGCCTCCGTTATACCCTTTAGGTTGGCAGATACCAGTACGGTATCGCCGCCCTCGATAGGCGGTTTGTTTTCCTCTCTGCGCCACTCGTTCACGGTGTAGATACCTGCCGCTATGGTCTGCGCTTGGTACTTAATCCTGCTTTCCAAATCGCAGGCATAAAGCCCGCGGCGGTCAAACTGGAATTTACGTTTGCAGCACAGCGTAGGTGCTACCAGTTTTCTGTGCAGCTCGTTTTCAATCTTGCGCAGGATAGGGTTTAACGTGTTGCTGAGGAAAGCCACGTTAGCCATTTCAGCCGATTTGTAGTTATTGCTTGTATCATCAAACACAAAAGACGGATGCACGCCAAAGAAACGGCAAATCTCGCGCACGCTAAATTTGCGGGTTTCCAAAAACTGCATATCCGTGCTGCTTAACGAAATCGGGCTAAACTGCACCTGCCCCGGCAGCGATACTATGCGCTCACCGTTTCTAAACCTGCCGTCCAAATCGGTAGCTGTCTTTTCCAGCTCCTTGTCTTGGTACTCGCCAAATCCTCTAACGCTGGTGTCGTTGCTAACGATACCGCGGACGTTGCCGCCGTTGGCAAATCGGTTTAGCGTCTCTTTGTCGCCCGTGCTGGTAATATCCAGCGTGGTACGGGCAAAGGAAAGCGTAGATAGGCCGTTTTTGCCATCCTTGGTGTAGTTCTTGATATGGATAATTTCGCTTTCGTCCAGCGTCATACTAACGCCCGCCTTAACGTCCGTAATCGTGTACTTGTTATTGTACGTGTCGTGCGATACGGCGGTAGGGCTTACTAATTTCAGCTCGGCTATATCCATAGCCACAAAATCGTACACCGGCACTATATAGGCGTTACCGTTGAGTAACAGATACTGCACCACCTGCCGCCAAAAGTCCACGGCAGACATATAGCTGCACGGCTGCACGTTCAAAACGTAGTGCAGTCGGCTGGCTCTATCCTCCACAAAAATATCTCCTTTCAGCCGCATATACTGGATAGGCAGGTTTGCCACACTATCGGCCAAAAGATTAACGCAGCGGTAAACCGTGGCTATCTGTAGCTCGGCACCGGCAGACGTTAGCAGGCTAACCGCCCCAGTCCTCGCGGGGCTGGCGGTCTCCTGCGTCGCGGTGCTATCATCTGTACCGCGCTTGAATATGCTACGTATGTTATCGAAAAATCCC